GGGCAATATCACCGGCTAAATATATAATTGCATCTTCGGTTCCTCTTTTACGGATTTCCTCAAACATTTTTTCAAATACTTGTCTATACTCTTTGTGTCTTTTTACATTACGGATGTGTACATCGGCAATGTGGTAAATTGTTTTTAATTTACTACTCATAGTGAGTTTATTTTGTTTAATAATAATTCTTCGGGAGAAAACTCTTTGGTTTTCTTTAATTCCTCATAGAATTTTTCATACCCCATATCGGCGGCATCTTTGTCTTTAAGATACATCATTTTTACATGAATACCTTGTTTTCTAAAATATTCGGCAGCTTTAAGTGCCTCATTTATTGCATCGTTGTCTAATGAAATAATAATATCGGTAATTCCACTCATAAAGATTTTTTCAACCAATGTTCTGGATGGAAACTTACCTAATAATGGAATTGCATTTCTTTTAATTGTGATTGCATCAAATACACCTTCACACAGTATAATCGGTTCGTTCCAATTTACTTGGGAGTCAAAACATATTACATTTTTACTGATTGGAGGATTTTTGTATTTCATTTTGTTCTCCGGATAATATGAACGAGAAACAAAGTAATTTAATGTGCCATCGGAATTATATGATGGTATAATTACTCTTTGTCCATATAATCCTTCTTTACAATATCCTATGTTATATTTGATTATATCTTTAATACCTATTCCTCTTTGAGTAAGGTAATGTATTGCATGTTTATATTCCGGATTAAACCCTTTAGGAATCTCACTAAGACTAATAAATTCTTTTGGTAGGGAAATGAACACCTTTGTATCGGCATCCTCTAAAAGTGGGTTATAATTGCTATCTCCGTATATCTCTCTAATAACCGAAATAGTCTTCCTATCAACATCTAATTTCTTTAATAAAGAGGTCAATTTTTTACCACCACTATTACAAGTCCAACAATGCCACTTTTGAGTTTCTGTATTAACTTGTAGTTTTGGTTTGTGATGATTACAAAAAGGACAGTAAAATGCCAACTCATTCCCTTTTAGGGTAAGATGACTACCTAAGACACCGGTTAGAGTAGATACGACTATATTCTTATCATTTTGCTTCAACACCCTTTAAATATACGACAAATATTTGATATTACCAAATATTTTACATATCACTTGGTAATATTGTTGTTTTATGTGTTTCGTCTCCAAAAATACGGAAACTTTTAACAATTCCCAAATCTGTTATTGTTACTGCTTCGACTTCAATTCCCCACTTTACTACATATTCTTTCACCTTGTCAGTTATTGTTTCGTTTACATCCACTAAGTCATCCCAAGTTGTTAACTCCACTACATCTCTAATCATTCCTTGTGTCGTATCAATTAAGACATCGTTTGCATGCATCACACCCAATAAATAGGTTCTTACATTACTAACTCTGTATCTAATAATTGATTTCAATACAATACTTTGTTCGTCTAATGTTGTTAGGGTTTGTGAGGGTAAATTAACTGATTGAGTAATAACAGGTGTTTCAATTACATTATCAAAAAATGGTATCTTAAAATGTAAACCACTATATAATGTATTAATCCATTTCCCATTTCTTAAATGTACTCCGGCATTCCATTCTTCAATAATAACGAATGGCATTAATTGATAACCAAATCTTTCTAATACTTGTACTAATTTATCTAACATACCTTTATTTTATATAATAAAGATACGACAAATATTTGATATTACCAAATATTTTACGGTCTATTTTCCTCTAAAAACCACTCATTTGGGATGATTTTGTCCGAATATTTATATCCGTTCTTTTCACACCAATCCCCATAGGTCGTTTTAGACTTTTTGGTAATTTTGTTCTTTGAATTGGAAAATACGAACCTAATGTCCATATTTGGGTTTTGTTCTTTAACCAACAAATGTTTCTTACGGTCAGCTGCCACAAACCTACCTTTTGTCTCTATTCTAATACCATTGGGTAATTTGAAATCGGGATGATAGTGATGAGTGGATGCAGGAATTATGTATGGAACTTTTTCGGTTTCATATTCTACTTTAATTCCTTGTGATTCTATTTGTTGAGAGATGGTTTCTTCTAAACCAGACTTAAATCCATATTTTTGTGCAACCCATTTTGGATTGTTCTTTTTTGTAACTTTTTTAGCCATTAAATTTATTTTGTTCTATCGGTTTTACCATATGGTTTTACATCGGTATATCCATTTTTTAAATATGAACTACCACCACCAATTTGGCCACCCGCTATACCATATCTACTTTTAGCCGGTGAAATTGCTTCAAATGCTGCAATTGCTTTATCATCTGCAGATTTTGTTCCTGAGAAATCAATACCTACTGAATATTTTGTTTTGTCATTAGCTTTGTTTGCATCTACTAATGCTGCTGCAGGTTTACCTTCTTCCCATCCACCTGCTTTTTGTTCTGCGTATAATTCTAAAATAGTTTTAGCCATATTATTTGTTTTTGTATATAAATATAAGATTATGTATCAAATCGTACAATAAAGTTTACCGGTAAATCCGGATATGATTTAATTGGCTGAGGTAATTTTGCCACCGCTACTAAATCACAATTATCATCATATAATCCAATAGTTGTAATGAATGGTGTTAAGAACGAGCCGGTACTATCTACCGAACCACTTAAATCATAATGTTCAAATCCACCACTAACCGATGATGTATAATTTGATGCAAATCTATAATCTAATATTTCACCCGTTTCTAATATGGATTTCTTTTTAATATATTTTACACCTGGATTAGTAGTTGTCTTATAAATTTTATTATCCGAACCTGTTATAAATTCTGTAATTTTACCAATCTCCACTATTGCTGATGGATTTTGTGATACATTAAATTCATCTTCATTGGCAATCAATAAATACTCATGTTCATATATGGTTTGTGTAGATTTATAATCCAACGTCCATTGATTTTGTAATTTTAATGCTGAATCTTTAGTTAATACAATTAGTCCTTGATTATAAAATACATTGCCAATTTTTATACCCTGTGACTCTTCTGGTAAAAATGGTATGTCTTCGGCAATCGCTATACCTGATTCGATATCTAAACTAACCAATTGTATTGTTGGTTGTTGTATCCCATTATAGATAATATCCAATGTTCCTAATTGTATATCAACCGCATCACCCGGTATTTCTTCAAATGACGCACTATAAACGTATTCTGATAAATCTGTAAAATTTATTAGTTGACTACCGGGCCCACCACCCATATCAATTCTAGAAATATTAATTTGGTCTCTGTCATCTTGTAGGTTTCCAAATGAATCATCAAAATATGAAACTTCATCTAATTCATTAATATTATCCTTTAAAATAACAGACCCTTTTTTTATTCCCTCACCAACATATACATTTGGAATTGATATTACTTTTGCACTACCACTTAAAAATCTTTCTTTAACTAAAGTTGCGGATATGTATGATTTTGTTTTATGTCCTGTTCTAGTAAATGGATTATCACCTAAATCATTATAGAATTGGGCTCTTAATTGTCCATATACCGAATGTTTATTATACGATGAACCACTTAAATGACCAACCATTATATCAACCATTTCTGTTTTGGTATAATCACCATTTTCGGCTAATAACACAGATGCACTTGCTGATAATCTATCCCAATCTTTATAGGCTTTAAATGGCCTAATACTAATATCTGACTTTGGTATTCTTTTTAACATATCACTTATAAATATCTCAAAACTAAAAACCCACCAAATTAAGGTGGGTTATAGTTTTTATTTTATTCTCCGATTAGAAGTCTAATTTAACTTTAATTGCTATTTCTTTATCAAAAGATTTTTCAACTGGTTTAGAAGTTTTTGCTACTGCTAATAATTCATTTGCATCATCGTATAAACCTACCGTTGTAATATAAACATGAGGGTCTTTTTCAAATAATGATTGAACAAATTGTCCAACTGAACCTGTTACAAATGTTGGATTGTTTGAAAAATTGAATTCTCTATTGTTTGCTCTTACAAAGTAATGAGAAGTAGAAACATTTTCAGTTCTTCTTACTTGGAAGTCTGCACCACCACTAATTGCCATCAATAATGCAACCGAACCTGAGGTGTTACCATTATTTTGGTGATATATTGATGTAATTGAATTTTTAGCTTCTGCTAAAAGGGGGTCACATGCTGCAGCCAATGCTTTTGGATTTAATAATATAATACCCATATCTGGATAAAATAAACCATATCCTTGTCCATTTTGTGCTGCACTATATCCACCGGTTGTAGCGATTGATGCACTTAATGCCGAACCAATATTTAACGAACCACTTACTAAGTTATAAACTCTTCCTGCAGTTGTTACATTTTCATCTGTTCCACCACTATCATCTATTAAAGTAATACTTCTAATTGAACCTGATAAATCTATTGAGATATTTCCTGGGTCTAATCTTTCTTTGTATCTTGCTCTATTTACATTAATTGCGTAGAAAGATGTCATATCATGTCCGCCGGCAGTTGAACCTGTATATACACTAAAATAATTATCCGAACTATCCAATAATACATTCTTATATTGATTATAAGTTGCTTTTGTTGGAGAAGTTGAATCATCGTTTTGAGTTAAAGTCGGTGCACCAAATCCCAATGCATCACCATATGCAATTGAGAACTGAACTTCTCCAGAACCCGTTGCGGTTGTGTTATAAACATCTAAATAGTATTTACCACTTGTAGATGCAACTTGTGCAGATGAAGTATAGTTTGCTTTCACATCCAATGAACCGGTATCACCACTCCATATTCCAGAAGTCACGATTTGTGTTCTATTAGTTACTTTATCAATTGTTCCAAATTTTTTATAAATACCATTTGAAATAGTATTAATATCGGAACTAATTTGTTCACCTGTTCCTAAAAATTGGTTTACGATTCTAACTAATTCGTTAGTATCTACTGGAGTGCCTGCGGTGTTTGCTGCACCTGCTAAGTATTGTGATAAATTACTTGCTAAAAGGCTTCCTCTATTGTCTCTAATTAATGCCATAGTTTTTTATTATTGAACGTAAGTTACTGTGATTGGAATAGTTTGAGAACCACCTGTCTCATTACCATAAACTGTTAATGTTGTTCTAATTGTTGATGTTAATGATGGGTTTGGAATAAATTTAAATGATATTCCCTTTGCTACAACTGCTGTTGCTGATACATCATCACCAATAAACAAAGGAACCGAACCAATATCCGATGTTACTCCTTCACCGATGATATCTCCTGCGTTTTTGTTAGATAATACAATAGTATATCCCATACTTCTATTTCCCGCTGGAGATGTAGTTGGTGATAATGCAACTTCACCACTTTTTTGATTAACTGAAATATTAGGAACTCCAAATTCAACAACAGGAATTCTAGTTGTATTTTTTGGAAGAGTTACCAATTTGTATTTCATTACTTGTGTTTCATCTGGATTAGCTTCTAAGACTGGCATATTTTTAATTGCCGCATCATAATATGCTGAACCCAATGGATGTGCCGGTTCGTATAAAGAATAATCAATCTCATCATCTGCTAAGGCAAATTGAGTAATGTTTAATCCTTGTCCTGCAGCTAATTTTTCTCTACCTTTTTTTGTAAGGATAGCATCAACTGTTAATTCTGTGTTACTTAAATATCCCATAGTGTTGTATTATCGTTTGATATAAATATAATTATTTTTAAATTTCGTTATTCTACTTCTAAAATCGGTTCAGATGTACTTCTGCCAGTTTTGTTTACAGTTAATGTATTTGGATTAGATACAAATGTTTCAATTGGAGAAGTACCATCCAATGTAGTTGCTGCTGTATTTTTTGAACCTTTAAAATATGAGTTCATCATACCAGTTGTTAAATCGGAAGTATTTCTATAATGTGTTGGTAAATATCCATCCACAGGTACTACTGCAACTATATCACCACCAACACCAGGTACTATTGATGGTAATCCTGTTTTTGGATTTATAAATGGTTGTATATTTAATTTAGTTTCATAATAAATAGAAGATGTCAATTCACTACCACCTCTAGGGTCTCCTTTACCATTTACAACAACTTTATATTTAACTACGTCTCTACTTTTTTGTTCAGTTACTAAATTCACTCTAACTCTTTCTTTAACTATTTTATTATCCGTATTAAAATATGTTCTAATTGCGGAACCACTCTGTGCATAAATTTCAAACCCAATTTCTTCAAATGTAGATTGTCCGACTAATTGAGTACCATTGATTATATCCAATTCGGTTTGAAAAGTTGGTTCATCTAACCCAGCCGGTATTGAAACTTCATATTGATAATTTTCTGCAATTATATTTTGAATTGAAGATGTGAATATCTCTGCATCATATTGATAATTTTCTGCAATTATATCTTCAACTGACGCTGTGTATATTTGAGCTTCGTATTGATTATTTTCTCCAAATAAATTTTCTGATAAATTTGCATCTACAATGGTTTCATATTGTTGATTATCGGCAGATAATATTGTCGTATCACTATAATGAATTTCCGTTTCTTGTTGATAATCGGCACCTGTTGGTTTTTTGTGAGCTATTTTACTTCTTTCTAATATATGGGGTTCAATTAATAAACCAGTAGTGGCTTTAACTCTTGCAGGTAACATTTTCTTAATATCTTCAAACATTGATTTCTCATATAGTTTGATTAAGTTAATGTATGCGTAAATATCTCTGCCATCAAATCTTTTAAAATAATAATTTCTTAAAGAATCTAATTCGGAATAATTTGATTTATAAATATCAGAAGGGTTACCTATGTAATTATCTAAATTGATTCCACCAAATGACTTAGCAATATCAATATTCAATTCTTTTGTAGGAGAGAAGAATAAACCAACTCTATTTGAATCGGTTGGAGATTGGTCAAATGCCTTTTTAGTTGCTCTACTTTTTGAAGATAAATCCGAAATCAATGTTTGTGATTCAAATCTAACTTTATTTGTAGAATATCTGCCAGAACCCAAATCAGGAATTTCCAATACTACACTTCTATCTATTGCTTCAAATTGATATGGATACGATGTTACGGATGTAAATCCAATGGCAGTTGCTATGAAAGATGCCGATACATTTGTTGATAAAATTACATTATTACCAATAGAACCGGTTGTTTCTAATATGTTTCTTGTTATTTGTAAAGAACTGGATGGGTTAATTTGTATTAATGGGTAAAATATGTTTGTATCGACATTTATTAATGATTGTGATACTGCTAAATTTTTTGGATATTCAAAGTCCAATCTAAAATGTAAATCATCCGTAGATGCTGATACGCTATTTCCATTAATCATTTCAGGAAAAGAAACGTGTTCATAAAATCTTTCTTTATCTAATGGTGTACTCCATAAACGAAATTCATCTACACTTCCAACAAATCCACTTCCAAGTTGTAATGTTGAACCATTGTCCCACACCGATATTGTATTGGATATTGATGCTGTTTTAGTTTCTTCAAATATAGTTCTTTCTTTTTCCGATTGTCTTACACTCAATTCCAAATTATGATAACTTCCACTAATTTCTCTGGAAGCTTTTATTCCAAAAAACTTATCATTAAATATTGGTAATAAAGATGATGTGACATATTCACCAGTAGTAGTGCCAATTTTAACAACACCATATTTACTACCAACACTACCACTTATATTAATTGTTAAAGAACTTTCTACTCCAGTTACCACATTATAATTACCTGAAGCAGTTGGTTTAACAAATAATTCAATCGTATCTGGTTTTCTATTTTTATTAGTATTTTGCCACCCCATTTGAATTGAAGACCCTGATGTAAATTTTAAAGCTGTGGTTACATTATCATATACCAATTTACTTTTGGATACTTCAGTTACTTCCGGGCCACCGAATTCTAAAATTGAAAGATTTGATGAAGGAATACCATAACAACTCATTAATGCATATATACCTCTTCTGGTTCCTTTATGTTTTAATAAATAAGGTAAGTTATTTATAATTCTTCTCCAAACTTCGTATGTTCTTTGTTTTCCTGGATTCGTTTGTTTAGTATTACCATCGGAATCTAAACCAAATGCGTATTTCCATAATTGAGAATCTGAATCTAAATTTTTTGCATCCCAATCAAATGATTTTAAAGTATCAAATAATAATTTATCCGAAATACCATCCTTAGCCTTATACCCTAATCCTCTACTTTTTTCAATAGATTTTGTATGAAAATATATATTATCAAAATGCTGACCTATCATAGAGAAAAATAATAATAAACTATCATTCTCAGTATTATTTACAATATATTGTGGAATATTATTTTGAATCCAGTTACTATTTTCTTTATCATAATTTTCAGCTAATACAATAATATTATCATACCAAGTTGTAACTGTTCCTGCAGAACTATTGGTTCTGGTATCTAATGTATACGGCCAAGACAACGAAGATGATGTATATAAGAATTTTTCAAATCCATCAAATCCCTGTATTAATTGTTCTTTTTTGGTTGTTTGTTTTTGTTGTTCTTGTTGTGATGCCAACGATGAACTCCAAGATGCAGTTTGTGCACTTTGTACTAAATTTTCATATACTTCAATCAATTGTACTTTGTAAACAAAATTATCAACTCTTTCTTTTGCAGAACTAAAATGTACAAAATTTTCCCACTTATAAGTTGAACCACTTGTATATTCTATATTCAAATCTTCAACATTCATTAAAGAACCACTTAAATATTTAGATATTAAGTTTGTCGATGCCGATGGAGCTGCGTTTAATATTAAATCATCTAATGATTCATAATTTGTAGATTTGCCTTTTACAAAATCTACATCTATATCAAAATTAGGCCCCTTTATCGGAGGACATTTTAATAAATTTTGTTCATTTAATACTACCGTTTCTACTAATGGATTTGTTAATAATTTTGTAATCCAAAAAGTAGAATTTTCATTTATATTTGTAGGGAGTGGACTATATAATTTTAATATTATAGATTCAACTCTATCATCTGGTTTAACTATTTCGTTACCCAATTCATCCGTAGATTTTTTAGATAAAGTCCAATCATCTTTTTCCCAAGAAGATATTATAATTTGTTCATTGTTACCAAAATTAGCAAGATGTGTTAAATGTTTACTTTCTTTTTCTGGTTCATTAATATGAAAATTTTGTAAGAATGCTTCAAATATTGATTTTTTAATAATATCTTCATCTATTTGTAATACTGGATATATTAATAAAGTTTTTATTTCATATTCATTTCCAACCAATTCTTCGACACCACTTCTATTATATGGTTTGAATATTAAAGTTACATTGTCGTTACCATTCCATTGTGAATATCTTGTAGCTAAATCTTTTAAATTTATTTTAAAAGAACCATTTGGTGTTAATTTTTCAAATATACCTACTTTAGTTTTATCTTTTAAAACTAAAAATACATCAATAGAACTAGCTGCAAATGATGAATATTTTACATCATATTCAATATTTAAATCCGAATATGCCGGAATTTCTATTGTATCGACATATTCAATTTCTGTAATAGATGGGAAATCATTGACTGCAATAAAATTAATAGTAAATTCAACTTTATCACCTGTTCCATATAAATTACTATAAGGTACTACTATTATTTTTTTATTACCATATATTCCGTCAAAATTGTTTAAAAAAGATAGTGCACAATTACCTATACCAGATTCTACTCTAATTGATTTTGTTTCTGATAAATAAAAATCAATATAATTACAATCAATTTCTTTAAAATCAACATTAATGATTGTATCTCCATCCGAATCTTTAATTTGTTTACTATATTTTGTTGTATTTAAAAATATAGTAGGTTTTGGCGAATTAATTACTTTTTCAACAATAACGGCAACTGCAACACCACCTGTAAGTAATTCGGAAGCTTGTATTCCTATAAAATTATTACCAACATTCCATTTTGTATAATCGGTTGGATTTTTTGTTGCAATTAATTTATTTGTATAATATATTTTAGATATACTATAATTTGAAGGTAGATTATTTTCCAAATAAAGATTTAAAATACCTGATTTTAATACTTCTCTTGCCGATGATAATCCATCGGTATTGTAATCGGAAAGTAATACATCACCTTGTTCTTGTATGGCCCCGTTTGAAAGTATATCATATTTTAATTTGATAAAATCACCAGCTTCTTCTTGTAAATTTGAAGATATTGCAATTTCATAATTAAACAATGGAACTAATAGGTCGTTTGGAGTTGGATTTTCCGGTGTCGGTTGTATTATATCAATAGGGGGGTTGGTAGTATATGGTGGGTCTATATAAACAGGAGTTTCCACAGGTGCACTACCACCACCTCCAGCACCACCACCACCACCTAAATATACATCATTATTATTTAAGAAATTTAAATTGGTCTGGTCTTCGTTAGTATTGGGCCCAACAGGGCCCTCTATGTCCGCTGCCATTTTATATTGTCTATTGTATCTTATTGACATCTATTATTTTTTATAAATATTTTATTATCTGAAATTTTCCGCTCTACCTGTTCCACCAACTGTTCGTTCTCTACCATCATTTGGGTCACCGATTGGAATATAACCGCCACCACCACCATCGCCGGAACCACCGCCACTTCCTCCTCCATCATTTGGTGGTGTATATCCACATGTTGAAGAATTAACTTCAATCAATTGTTCATAAAAACCACCATTACCATCGGCATATTTTCCATATTGGTTATATCCTTTACAAAATGTATTTAATAGAGTTCCTCTTAATGGGTGTGTTGGTTCTACGAATGAACTTGTTACATCATTAAACACAGCCGCTGTACCATCGGGTGAATAAACGTTTCTTTTTGTTTGTGTAAATGTATTAAATGAATCCAAATTATTTTGAATTTGCTTTTGTAATTCTGTTACTGCAAATTCTTTAGGTAATGTTTTTAAATTTAATTCGCTTCTTTTTAAACTTTTTAAATTAAAATTAATGCACTCTGTTAAAATATTTTGTATTGTAGATATCATATCATTAAAATCATAAACTTCACAATCTTCAAATCTTATGTCAGATGGTTTCCCAAATCTAGATTCTGATATTTTATAATATTTGTTATTTACATAATAATCAACCGATTGTTTAAAGTCATTGGATATTTTATCTCTTATAATATTAAAATTACTTAACCCAAAATCTTTTTTAAGAATATTAAAAAAATCTTTACCATAATTTGTTTCTAAGTGAGAATTAATTTTATCTAAAAATGTGTTATCAAAAGAATTTAAAGAATTCAATAAAGCTTGTTTATAATATTTAAAATCTTTATTTAAATTTTCTAAATTTTTAAATTGATTTTTTGTTTTATTATTGATATCTGCAGATTTTGTTTTAAGTGGAACAATACGAATTTCTTCTCTTGATGGAGAAATTTCTTCAATCCAAACACTTTCTAATACATCTTCACTTCCAACTTTATATCTAACAAAATTTATATTAACTTTAATAATACCATTTGTGTACCCTAAATCATTTATTAACTTTTCTGCATCGATGGCCAATTCTTTAAGGCCTTGCTTATTTGTTATTTGGTACATATAATTTTTAATGTCACCCATTTTAATATATGCAACATTATTACCCGATGATTGTGGTAAGATATTATTATTGATATCATATAATGACACTTCCATAACATCATACTTACAATCACCAAAATCAGTAGTATCTATTTCCGTTTTTGAAACAATAAATAAATCATCCGTTTGAAGAAATTGTCCTTCATTTTCAGTTTTATTATTTATTCCTTCAATATTTGTATATTTTTTTATTGACATATTATATTAGTATGATTTTGGATGTGCTACTTTTAAATTGGTGGTGAATGATTTGGTTTCTGATGTACCATCTTTTCTTTTAATTGTAATAGTAAGACTGCCATCATAAAATACAGTGTTGTCTCTTTTACCAAAACTTACACCATTAGGAGTACCTATAAATTTAATTCTTTCCGTTGCACCGGGTGAAATTTCAAAATTAGCTTTTGGTATACTAAACCATCTTTGATTTTGCCCCCAATTTGCAGTTATTGATACCTGTACCGGTTCTAAATCATTATTTACAAGAGTTAAATTTTCACCATAAATCCATTGATGGGCCTTGTCTCTTGCGTTCTTAATCTTATAAGACATTACCGCATCACTAGGGGTTCCCTTTTCATCAAAGTTTGCACTAACTACTTTGTTTATATTAGTACCACCCTGTCCTTTTGTTTCTTGTTCAATTTCTTTTTGTTGTCTTACTGCACCCAATTGAGCTTGTAGACCTTCGATAATTGAGTTTAATGAATTTATTTGTTGAATTAATGCATTGATTTGTGCTTTAAACCCTGTATTTTGAGATTGTAGTGATGCTCTTAAAATACTTTCATCAACCGATTTTTGTAATGATGTTGATATCTGGCCAGTAAAATCATTAATCGTACCAGTCAATGTGTCTATTTGATTTGCCAATGCATCGTTCGTTTGCTCAATACTTAATCTATTATTTATTTCCGTTTGAACTTGTGCTTGTAAAGTTGTTATTTGGCTATTTAAATCGGTAATCGTTATTGTTAATCTTTCTACTTGTTTTCTTAAATCTGCAACTAAATCAACTTGTTCTGTGTATAATGGTCTTGGTACTAAATCTAAATTTGGTGTAGGTATGTTTGGTTTTAATTCCTTTATATCTACATCTATTGCCTTAATAAGTTCAACATCATCATATTTTGGTTTACTTAAATTTTTAAAAACCAAAGAAGATGCAACATTTGTATCATCTACGATTGTAACACCATATTCATTTTTAACATTAGCAGCAGACCCTGATATCTTAAGTATAGACTCTAATTCTTTATCTTTCTCTTCTTTAAGTTTAATTGAAATTGCTTCTAAATTGGTCATTATTATACTATTTCAAATATTAATTTATCATCTATAATAGTAGATATACCACTTTCAACTATTTTTAGTTTTAATTTGTATGTTCTATTTATTGGATATGTCGATGTATCTAAGTTAAAATAATTTGATGTACTATCACAACTTAATTTAGAATAATCTCCAAATGGAACAATTGTTTCGTTTGTTACATAATCTTCTATTTGATAGTAAACCGAACCTGATGGTAGATATTTTGATTGGTCGTATGCAAAAGACCCGGTTGTAAATGTTTTTAAAGGATACATATCTCTACCTTTAACTCTTATTTTTACTTTAGAGTTTGAAGGATATTCTCTTTTAAGATTTGTAACTACTACTTTATAACCATCTTCTGCAGAACCGGTTACAGGTGTTAAACTTCCTGTTGTAAATAAACTATCGTCCCAAACTAATTCTAATTTAGGTTCATATATTGTACTTGTTTCCTTAGAAAAGAATTTTAATACACCATAGTCCGTTGTATCAGTATATAATGATGCCGATGTGTGGTGGTGTAATATGATACCATCATTGGTTAATCTATTTGAACCACTAATCCATAGTTTTACAATATTTGTTACATCCATTCTAATATCATCTGGTTCATTACTGAATGATTGTGATGCAATTGATGCACTATACCATAAACCACCACCACCATTTAATATAGAAGATGTATCCGTTTGAGCAGGATAGGAACCTGATATGTCTTGCCACTTCGAAGAACCATTCAAATAATACCAACTTACACCATCCGATGTTATGTTGTCAAATTTAGTACCAGTTCCCATTTTCCAACTTCCAGATACAGCATTTGCATATAATGTATATTCTAAAGGTATTTCTTCGGAATTTGCAGATTTAAGATTTAAAAAAACAGAATAACTTCCTGTTCCTATACTTTCTACAATTGATTGTGAAATTTGTGTTGTATTAAATTTAATTAAAGTTCTAGCTATATCCATAGTAGAACCATAATAAAGTTTACCTACTTCTAATATCTCATCCCTACCTGCGTTTTGTTCAGGTTGTTGAAGATATATACTTGCGTCAAATGATGATGTGAAAAATTTATGCATTATATTGCCCTCCCTTTGATGTCTTTGTTAGGAAATTTAACTTCAAATATACATGGGTCTAAAGAAGGATAGACAATCTTACCTTTAGTTGCTTCATCTATATTATATCTATTGGGTGAATAGTTTCCGTCAACACCACATAGATTTGAAATTTTTACGGATGGTACACTCATAACTCCCTCTACATTTGCAAGAATTAATTCTATTTCCGAAATGTTTATTGGTTTATTAAATGTCCAATTATCTATATCAAAATGAGATTGTAATTCGGTTAAACATTGAGTAACAATTTCTCTTTTGTTATAATTAGAATAACAAATTATTTCAAAATCAACTCCAATGTTTACAATAAATCCATCAATCATATTAACTGCATCCGTAATCATTCTATATTCACCTAAATATGTTTTAAGATTTTCTTTTATGGCAGAATTTAAGTTTGTTAATTTTTTATTCTCATCATATCCCAAAATATACATATTGATTGCAAATGGATTGTTTACCTCTGCTATATTTGTTTTCTTTTGAGTAAGATATTTAACCAATTCTTTTTGTATATCTTGTTTTGGTAATCCTTTGATTGAATCTACCAAATTAGTAAATTCTGCAATATTTTTAGGATTTGCAAGTATCGATGCAGGAGAATTATTATCAATTTCACCATCCGGACTTACATATACTTTAGCAACACTACCATATCTTTCCGGCATCGATAATGCTCTTACGATATAATCTTGTCTGGTCACTGCTCTGTTTTGAGAACCAAATGTTGCCAATGCATTTTGTCTAATTTCTTCGATTGATTCACTTCCTCTTCCACCAGTAGCTGCAATTAGATTCTCAACGGCTATTGAGGACTTGGTATCATTATAAGATGCTAATAGTTCGGTAGGAATTGATAGTAAATCATCGTCAAATTCTATTTTTCTAATTTTAGTTAAATCGTTTTGATTTATATTTGATGTAACACCACCACCGACTAAATATTTTATAGTTAAAGTTCTTCCTGCAGGTGCTATTCCGAATGTATTAGTTTTCAAAAAATTTGATGGGTCAATTCCTTGATTTAATCTTTGTATTGAATTTCCTAAACCCAATCCAACATTTTTTGTATTTGGTAAAATGCTTTCATCCGATAAATTTGTATCACCACTACCAAATTGTAAATCCATTGTATTATCCGAATTTACTTTAACTGAAAATCTTCTAGGTACTTTTTGTACTTCTAATATATACGGAACTTCTCCTGATTGTAAATATTGGTCACTATTATATTGTGTATTTGGTTTTTCAACAAAAACACTTTCTTGTGCTAAATAAGGAACTTCATAATATGTGTTGTTATCATCATCTATTACCGATATGATTTGTATAATGTTTGAATCTGATAAAGTTATACTTGGGTAATCCGTATCTGAACCCATTGTGATAGTTGTTGATACTTCTTGTGCAGAAATTGCTTTTACTTTTTTACTTATCAAATATTTTGAAGGAACTCCTGTGTTCAATCTTTCGTAAACTTCTACCTCTCTACTTGCTGATATTGTAAAGTCAACTGCGTCTGTTGTTCTAAATATTATAGAAGAATTAGAGGTCGATTCTATCTCCATACCATCTTTAATTCTCAAAAAATATCTATCATCGGGTATACCAGTACCATCATCTGGAACTAATTGATAAATAGTCACTTCACAAACTGCAGGGGATGTAACTTTTGGTTTATATCCCATAGATTGTGCAATTGACACAATATTCTTTTTCTCTGTTGCATGTGCCAACATCGATTCTTTTAATTGAACATCTTGGTAAAATGATAACATATCACCAATGGCAGCTGCCTGGTCTATGAATATTGTTCCAGGTGAAGCTTCGGAGAAGTCGGAATATGAGTTTGGAAAATATGTTTTTGTAAAATCAACAAGATTTTGTTTTAATGTTTCAAAATCTTTACCGACATACGATAAATTTTTTCCACCTATATTGTTTAAAGGTTTAATGGCCATTTATTAATTATTTACATTTATTTCAATCGTTTCGGATAAATTTCTATTTGAAGATAATGAAAATTTTATATCCAAAACTATTTTATTATTATCTATATCGTTATCATCATAATCAAATATAATATTGTCTATTGTTATATATGGCATCCAAATGGATACAGCATCTAAGATAGTAGATTCAATTTTATTATTAATTACATCAGGACTTATTTGTTCAAATAACAATTTCCAAATATCACATCCGAATTCAGGTTCCATTATTCTTTCACCCTTTCTGGTTAGTATTAGATTTTTTAATGAATCCTTAGCCTGTGTCAATGTTGTATAATTAACTGCAAATATACCACCTGTATCGGAACTTTTATTTATTCCAATTCCAAGTATTTTATAGTCATTTTGAGTTAAATCGGTTACATTAACTTTACCAAGCTCTATTGCCATTATTTAAATCTCTTTACTAATTCTGAATAATCTCTCGTCAATGCTTTTATTGTAGCATCTTGTAACCCATCACCCGTTGATTCAAATTGTTGTGGAATATTTTGAGGAACATTTGTTTCTCTAAAATCCATTGTGTTCCAATCTTCATCCATTTGCATAGTTGGTTTAATCATATCCAATACACTTCCTCCACCTTGTCCACCTTCTACTCTTTGTGCAGATGTAAATGGTTGAGTCATATTCAAAATCTCATTTATCATTGGGTCTTTTGAAAATTCTTTTTGTGGTCTATTTGGGACTTGAATTGGCTGCTCATATGCAGGTTGTTGTCTTTTAACCGGTGTAGGTGTAACTTCCGTCATCTCTCTCAATGATGGAGTAGATGTTTTCTTTTGTGAGTTTAATGTAACTGCACCAGATTTTATAAGTTTAACAAGTTCTTCTTTTACTTGTAACTTAACTTCGTTTTTAACAACTTCTTTAATTAAAGTTAATAAAATTTCTGATTTCATAATAATTGTTTTGTATATGTTTAGTAATAAATATTTGATTTAATAATTTATCCAATAACTTTATAACCTGTCCAATTTAATATTGCAGGAGCTGGTGGAGCAGGTGTCGGGTATTGAGCCAAAACTACCATATTACCCGATGTTCCCAATAAATGAAACTTAGCTAAATTCACAAATGGGTCTGCAAATGCATTTGTTGGATATGTGAAAACATAACTTGGTAATGTAAACCATATATTCGGTATAATTGGTAATCTATCTAATATAAGTTGTAAGGCCAATTCTCTCAATTCTTCTTTGGTTGGTATTTGTTCTTCTATTTGTTTTTTTATTTCCTTTATATTTGGAATTTTTGGGATAGAAACATATAATGATAAATCTATCTCAGGTACCAACCCCTCTGCAGTATCTTTAACATACTTTACAACTTGTTCTTTTGTAGGTAATGGTTTTGGAATACTATTTTTTGCAAGTTCAATTGCAGCAACTATTGGAAGAATAAATGGTTGTAATATCTGTTCTTCAATGGGTGGTATTATTTGTTTTTTTATTTCTTCAACGGCCTGTTCTATCAATTTCTCTTTAGCTTCCTCTTTCAATTTCTTTTTACTTGGTAATTTTGGAAAGGGAAACTTTATGGCCTTTTTGATTTGACTTCCAATTGCAGGTTTTTTCTTTTTGGCTTCTTTTAACTTTTTAATTATTTCAATTGCACTTTTAACTATTGGATTATTTTTAATATCCGGGGCAACTACTTCTTTGTTTATTATCTTTAAAGCGGTTTCGTATACAGGAATTGTAATCGGTGGTAAAGGTGGGATACCTGGAATAGTAACGGATTGTTTTTTAAGTTCATCCTCTAATAGTTTCAATGCTTCAACTTCTGCTTTATTTTTAGCTGCGGATGCTGCAAGTGATGTTGGATTAGGGCCGATGTTTTGAATTGTGCCGGGTGCAGGTACAGTAGATGCCCAACCCAATGGTTTTAATAAAGGATTTGGTATAGGTGCCATTTCACCTCCCAACCAGTATGCATCAAATGCTGCTGGATAAATTTCTTCTAATATATTAAAATTCTCACCATCACTTTCTTGTCCTTTTTTCATTGCATTTTTGATAACATCGGACATGCCCTTTACATTTCCATTAACAACAGGAACTCCGTATATAGTATCACCACCTCTCTTTATACATTGGTCATATTCATTGGCATAGAAATCTGCAAACCCTTCCGTATCATTTGCAAATCGGCCGAAAATCATTGATTCTAAAATATTCTTTTTAAATATTAACCAAGACATATTACTTACTTAAGAAATTATTAGATGATAACATATCCTTTAATTTGGACTTAATTATGTCAAATTCAAATCTATTAGAAGGGCCTTGAAATGTAGGGCCAACTGGTGTTGCATATATTTGTCTATTTATTGCATCTATCAATTCACTAAGTAATTTAATCAATTCACCACCCAATACCATTTTTTGAACGGGTGCACCAGCATCCCCTGCACCTTTATCTTTACCTAAGAATATTTTACCATTCTCCGAATTAAGAAATATTTGATTAGCCCCTTCGGAATGAATTGTTACATTTTTATTATTATGTATGTATATTTCTTTTTCCGCATCTATTGAAAAATTACCATCCGTTATAATACCTGTATTTCCTTTACCAAAAATAATAAATTCACTAGCTTTTGCAGAAAGAATTATTCTATCCGAATTAACAAATAACTGGTCACCTTTTAATTTATCGGATGATGGATAGTCTTTAAATCCAATTTTTGTTTTTTTAATAGTTTCTACAAATGGTACTTTTACTTTACCAGATGTCATATAAACCGATGTTCCATCTTTGTTTATATCTTCATCAACCATTTCACCGATTTTTTGAGAATCCAATTCTGAGTTTTGTTTATTACGAATGAGTATTGATGGTGATGATGTTTTATTATCATCAGTTAAATGAAACTCACTAAAACGAATAGTATTACCAACTCTACCACTAATGATAGTATCACCTTGTTTTGGTTTTAGAAATTTAACTTTTTCTTTAATGATATATCCAATTTCTGGTTTTTTATTATCGGGAGTAGATGTTGTTCCACCGGTTTTAGTTTTTTCTGTATATGATTTTGCCGATTTACCTGCACCTGTTGTATCGGCCGGTCTAGTTGCTTTATATGTTATAGAATCTCTTCTATAATTTGAATAGGGAGTATTTGTATATGGTAACCAAAAAGTTTGATTAAACATTTTCATAATAACTACAGTTTCACCTTTAATTGGAAATGTAAAATTATTTTTATCAAATGGGAATGCATAATCTTCTATTTCAAAACTATCTTCAAATTCATATGTTATTGCACCATACATTCTAGAATCGGTTTCTGTAAAATTATCATTATCATTATATACATCTACCATATCTTCTTTATCTTTTTTTAAGAAAGAAGTGTTGGTTGGATACACATTATTTACTATTGCTAAAAATGATTTTACATCTGTCATTATAATTTAGTTTTAATTTCTTCAATTTCAATTTCTAAATCACCCATTTTTTCTTTTGTTTTTTCTTCTACTGCATTGATAGTATCTTCCATATCTTGTAGTAATTGTGTTTTTTCATGTTCGCTTAACCAACCATCTTCACCAATACCTTTGGCTTCTGCAGCAGCGAGTCTTTGTGCAATTGTTGCAAGTTTAATTAAGTGGTCATCGTTTTTAACCGATACCTCAATTAAATCCTTTATAATAGGTGCAATAACTGTTGCTTCACCTACATTTTTAATTAGTTTTCTCAACGACTCAATCAATTCGGAAATATTTTTCTTTTTAACTTGTTGATTATCGTATATATCTTTAAATAATGATGATAAATTTTTACCATCAAATAATTGAAATTCGTTTGCCATTATGTTATGTTGTTCTTTACTATATAATTATAAAGTTCTTGACTTATCAGTCTGTACCCATCTTTATTGGGATGCTGGGTTGCTCTTGTTTTAAATGTGGTATCTTGATGTTCCCATATATCTAAACGATTTGTATCATTCAATAAATCTCTAATTGTTTTTTTATTAAATCCCCAATAGGTCGATTTATTTATAATATTTGTTATATCATCTTTTTTATCTAAGTTTATAACCATTGGTTCAAATGCATCACACATCAAATATTTTATTTCATAAAACTCTAATAGTTTTTGTAAAAAAATTATATAATTTTGATTTACAATGTTATAATAGTTTTGATTAAAAACATTTAATAAAAAAAAATCTTTATAAGATGATAAAAATGAATTATATGTTTTGTTATCACTCTTATACGAATCTTTAAATTTATTTGGGGACTCTATCAAATGTTTTACAGACCAACTTACCCATTCATTATTTGGCAAGAACGGAACGTTATCTCTTAGAGAAGATGACCACATTATAATAACCAAATCATCTTTTGAAATTTTATTTAATTGTATATCTTCTACAATTTTATTAAATATGTTATTATTGTTGTTTCCAGAAATACCATTATTTATGTAATTGGAATTTAATTTTTCACTCAACAATGCAGGCCATGCAAATTTATTTCTAAATGTATTTTTTTCTGCTTTATCGGATAGTGTATTTTCAATCGTTATATCTACACCTTCACCCTCTGTCCAACTACATCCGTATGCATGTAAAATCATAATTCTTTTTTAATTATGTTATAAAATTCTTTATCTTTTTTATTTAAAAGATAAATTAAATGATTAAAATTATATTCATAAATGTGTTCATGTTTTTTAATTATTTCATAATTTTCTTCAATACTTCTATCATTAAACTTTTTAAACTCTTCTATTATAAAATTTGTTCTTTCTTTCTCATCTTCAATTAAATCATAACTTTCATCAAAAATAAAATCAAATGTTTTAAATCCCAATTCCCTTAAGCACTGTAAAGAACCAAAATGTGCACCTAATAAAAATGGTCTCTTCATTAAAAATCCTTTTAAAGTTTTTTCTGTAAATAATTTAAAATACAAATGGTGCAATCTTGTTTCAAATATTATTTCAGCTAAAGACTCAAAATCTTCATTTGGTACTAACGGGCCATTTAGGTTTAGTCTTTCGGATTCAAATTCTTTTGTTGGTACCAAATCATTTTCATTATATCCAATACTAATGTATGTTTGTGTTTCTGCATCTGTTAATTGATTTATATATGTTTCGGTATTACCATGTACACTATTTATTGCGTATACAAAATTATCACATTTGTAATTTTCTATGTTTTTTAAAAAATACAATCTTGCATATTTTGGCCTACCAAGCTTAGCAATCATATTATATTTTATGTTTTCTTTATTTTGAGATGGTAATAAAAACTTATCGTATCCCCATATGTTTAATAAACTATTTAATATAGTTTTAAATCCACCGATATTATAATGGTATTCAAATTTTTCTAATTTTATTCCATC